AAAACTGTTGTTTGAATAGGTTATAATCCTGTGCATTTTTTCTGATTGATTTTATAACATTTGTTTCATTGTCAACCAACCCAAATATAGCAGGTAATAAACTACCTTGATGTTTGATATATCTCAGGCCTTTTTTGTAGATGTTCTTGATATCTCTAGCATTGGTTACACCATTAATTGTGCCAATAACCCTTGGATCATTTTCTATAATGGTTCTAAAATGATCTGTCACACTACCAAGTGTAAACGTTTGTAGGTCATTGTTCTCAGCATTGTTGGTAAGATTTTTTGGTGCTTCATAAAATCCAATATCCGTTGGTGTTGCATCTGTAATAATTTTTGTAATTACACGTTTATCAGTTGGGATGGTTTGCACAAAATCTATGTATAAATTTGTGTTATCCTGACCAAGAGACAGATTGAAATCAATGCCATCACGTAAAATTTTATTATCGTATAAAACAACAACTTCAACTTCATCTATGTAAAGTCCTGCATTTTCAATTGCTGTTATTCTAATTCTGTCGGTGTCTGCAAAGGTATCGTTAATTTGTACGATAGGTTGTCTTAGTTTTTCTTCAACAATGCTCCAACCGTTGTCATACCTAAATTCTGTTAGATTTGAATTAATTTTTAAAAGTCCACTGGCGGTGTCTATGGTTTTTACACCATCACTGGCTACGTATGTAAAACTAGAATCGTCCCAATCAAATTCAAAAACAATGTCTCCAACGTTGGCTACATTCTGATAAGAAACCGGAAATCCTAAAACCGTGTCATCGGATCCACTACCTCTCTTGTAACTTACAATTTCATTTCCAAGGAATGATCCAACACCATAGGCTTCATTACCAAAACTTGTACCGTTGCTGTCATACAAATCAAACAAAGGTGATTGGTTAATTTGTGTTTTCTGTTGGCCTTTTATCCACTGTGTTCCATTGTAATACCAACTGGTTCCCTGTTCTGTTTCACCTTGCTTTATTACAATCCCTTGGCCTTCTAATGGAGTTGTTTGTTCTTCTAGGTGAATTCTTTTAACACCTTTGTGCTGTATAAATTTTACTTCGTATATTTTTCCACGCACTGTTATGTCAGGGTCTGCATTGAATACTACACGCATACCTTCCAATAGTAAAACTTCATCTACGTAGTAACCAATCTGTCCTTCCACATCACTAAATGCATCTGTGGTTACAGTATCAATTAAATCAACATTTCCTAAACCTTGTACCGCACTGTTAAACAATTGAATGTTAGGTTGAAATTCAATAATAGGTCGTTTTGCTCTAGAATTTTCATCTAGCACAGCCACCGTATTATTATATTCAGCGGTTTTATCAATTACTGATTTATGAAACCATCTATTATATCTCGACCATGCATTTTTGTCAATGCTGGATCTGTTGATTGTTATATATTCAGGTTTGGTTGGATAGTTCTGTGCATCATCAAATGGTGTATCATCGTATCCATCAATGTCAAATTCATAATCAAAATTTTGACTGTATATTTCTGGTGTATCAAGTTCGGCTTCTTCAATTAACTTGATGCTGTCACCAACTCCCTCTACATAATAATTTTTATTTTTATATGAACTAGGTGTAATATCGCCTTCAAAGTTCACTTTCATTCCATTGGTAAAAACAACACCATTTGCACTTGTGTAAGTTGCTTTACCTAAAATTTCTGTGTTGATATCTATGTTAAGTTCTTCGGCGGCATTTTTAATTTCTAGAATGCCTTGCATTTCTTGATGATTACCGCAGGCATAGTATAAAATATCAGGAGCATCAATGGGTACTGTGAAAACAACAGTTCCATTTTGTGCACCATTGTTTACCACACCCGATGTGTATTGATCCGCTTCACCTGTTGTTCTAGCATTTTTGATATAAAAAGGATGACCGGGAGCATTAACTTCAAATCTATAAGTTGCTCCTCTATATAATACAACATATGGATTACCTGTGGCACCGTCGGGTGTAAAAACATATTCAACATTGCCGTTGTTGGCAATCTTAAATGTGCTTATGGTTCCATCAGCATATCCTGTTATAGTTACAGGATTAGGTCCTTGAGGTAACCAATAGTATTGTCTATAATTTACAAACTTATCAAAATCAATATGCGGATTCCAAGCATAGTATCTGCTATCAAATAATCTATTGTGCTTGGTTGTGTTTGCACCAAAATAATCCAATTGATTAATTAGGTCATCATATGTACCTGTCCAATCGGTTCTATCCTGGAAGTCATCTCTGATTACAACACTAGGTAGTAGATTGTATCTTCTGCGATTTTTTGTTGGTTCAGGAATATATTCATCACTTGGTTTAGAACCAATTGTATCTCTAGCACCAACAAAGCCATTTAATCTTTCAAGTTGTCCTTTGCTGATAAAACTATCTAGTGTGCTACCAAGGAATTTTCTGTTTGCTTCTGTTCTAAAAAACAAAGGCAACAGATCAGCACTGTTTCTAAACTTGTCTTTGTTTTCTTTATTGACAGGTGCGTTGTTTTCGCTGTATGCCATTAGTAACCTGAGCCTCCGGTGTTATTACTTGTAGTGGATGTAATTGTTACTCCAGTTGCTGTTGAAGTACCATTGCCTGTGCTAATAGACATTGCACTGCTAATAATATCACCTGATGCTTGTAGGTTACTTGCGGTTAAACTGTCTATAATCTCAACATTATCCACTGTTGCACTGCTAATGAAAATTTCATCTGGTTTGCTTGTCAATTGAAACAACGAACCAAAACTCTGTGAGTTAGATCTAGGAACAATTACAAAGTTTGCTAATTCGGGAGCAAGTTGATTATGAACATAAGTTGCTAATTCTGTAAAATAAAATGTATCACCAAAATCCCAATTATCAATAGCAAAGAAATCATTTATAGCAGTTACTACCATACTTTTAATTTCATTATCACTCATTGTGCTGTTTGGTGTTTTAACAACCTTAAAAGTTGCTTGTAAACTTGTTTCAGCATCTGAACCAAACAGAGTTTTATATTTTACACTATGAAAAATAATTGTATCTGAAATAGATTTAACTTTTTCTAACACTGGTTCAAACTGTGATCTTAATTGTTCACTGGTTGGTTGTGTTGGTTTACTAGTGTTACCATTTAGATAACTTCTAAATTCATTGTCATAATTTTCTGTCAATACATACATATCAATAATGTTTGTTTTACTTGGATCAAGTCTACGATCGTTTTCTGCATTATGTAGGTATTGGAATTTAATATCTGCTCTGCCAGGTTTTGCAAAATATTCGTTGTTTAAAACAAGTGCACCTTGTGTTGCATTATATTCTTTTACAACATTTTCAAGTGAATTATAAAAATAAAATAGTTGCCCGTCACTGTATTCACTCAAGGATGAAACGCTTGATTGTCTATCAAAAATTACAAAATTAGATGCATCAACTTTTGTTGTTACAGTAAAGTTACCTACTTTAGAATTTTTAAAGAATACAAACTTATCTTTATATCCCCTTACATCCGTTGACTCTGGTGCGACCACATTAATAAAACTGTCAGGATCATCAACCATTCCGTCATCATCGCTATCAAACAAGTTAATCACAACTTTGTTTTTTTCTTCATATCCGTCTAATGCTCTAACAGCACCAGTTATTTCCCATTGATAGTCTTTGTCTAATATTGTTGACTCGGTAGGATCTTCATTTACTTTTAGAATTTTTATTTGATCTTTGATTACCGTACCAGTTTGTGTATCATAAGATTTACCTCTTTCATCCACATAGAATGAAACTAGTTTTTCACTATCAAATCTATAATTGAGACCTCTATATGTTACAGTATAAGTGTCACCGTCTGTTTCAAAAAGTAAAATCCAACTTTTGTCAACTTTGGTACCAGATAAATCACCTTGTCTATCTAAACTAAAAGGATCTATTGTGTTTAGGTTAGCGTTGGCAATGATTTTCCACAACTGGCTGTTTTGGTCAAATCTTACACCAAATGTTTTATAGTTGAATACTAAATCGATCATTTCAGTCTCAATGTCACTTGGTAAATCTGTAACAATATTTGGAATAATTTCACTAGGAGTTGCTAGTGAACTAATCTTTTCACTTAACACAAGTGGACCGGTACCGTCATCTAATGCTCCCTGCCCGCCATTGCTACCGTCACCTATAACATTTAAAACTTTTGCCCAGATATAGTTTCTTGTGGTTTTTGTTTGTGAAGTTGTAAGTTCTCCGTTAGGTAAAAAATATCTTCCACTAGGAGGAACAAATTTAATCATTGCATCTGTAGCAATAAATCTAAAGTTATTACCTGTAAAACTACCAACAGTAATAGGAGCATTTGTTACAGCATTTCTAAAGTAACCTGTGCTTCCTGCTGTTGTATTGGTGCTTTTAACCCAGTCAATGTTTAATCCTGCTGTGTTAATTCTTGGATACTTGTCATAGTAAAAACTTTTTGTTGTTACACTGTTTAAAATAGGTTCAACTTGATTTCTTAAAATTCCAAGCACATCATTTCGTGTTGCAAAAGTAAAATTGAAATCCACTTCAAAATCATTTTTGTAAATTATTCCGTCATCAGCAATTAGGTTAGTAGGTGAATATTTTCCAGTAGGGTCTTGAATTTCAAATTGTCTGCTGATACCACTGCTTGCTCTGTTAACTGCTTTGGCTTTTACTATTGAAGGATTACTTGTTAAAGGATATGTATTATAATCCTCTGCTGTGATCATCCTGTTCTGTGAATAAAATGCCTGTGGTGCATTTATTTTTATATTCAATGCATCTTCACTTGCACTTGCATTAGTAACTGTGCTTTTTAATCCTAATTGTATAGTTAAATTATTAGGTTGACCTCTTTTGCTTACATATGGAATAGTTACAACTACATTTGATATGTCACTGGGTTTGATAATATAGGTTCTTCCATTGCTGACCCTAAAGTAACTTAGGAAACTACCGTTTGGTAAATTTCCAAAACTTCCGTCAGCAAAATTCAAACTCACTTGATCATTATCTCTACTGCTCACCGCATAGATTGTTCTGGTATTTTTATTAATGCTGTTGTATATTACGTTAGATCCATAAACATTATCTAGTTTAGTCCATTCGGTTTCTGGATTTCCGTCTCTGTCTAATTGCCACAACCATAAATCTTTTTCATTAATATTGTTTACATTTAAATTAATAATTTCATTTGTTGAAGGATCATTGATTGTGAATGGAGCATTCTGCAAATCACCTTGAACAAAATGCATGAAGAATCCTGTATTAGCACTGCTGTTTCCTCTGCGATCGTTTCTATATATCATACCAAGTGGTCTACCTGGCAGTGGTGTTTCTTCATAGATAGAAGAATCATTTACATTGGCGCTCACAATCTGAAACTGTGTTGTTGAACCACTTATAACTTTACTAAAATTAAAAAGTGGTACATCGGAAAGATTAGTATTAATAGTATATTGTTCTGAATCTATTCCACCAACGTTAGCACTACTGCTTGGTCTACCAAATGTTGTGTTTGCTGTGAATGCATTATTCAACACAGCCGTCATTTGTTCTAGCCAGTTAGCATTGGTGTCATCGTTCCAAATAATAAATCTATTTCTTAGATTGGTTCCAAAACTATCTACCACATCTTCTGTGGTTTGTATTCCAGTTACTTTTAACAAACCGCTTGCAGGAATATTTCTTTTGGCATTATATCCTACCAAACGTGCTAGCCTTAGCACAGATTCTTTTTTCTGTGCTGTTTCAATAAAGTTTTCTCTGGCATTAAGATCAATTCTATATGATAAACTTTGCCCTAAAAATGCAATCAAATCTATCAGTGCAAGATATTCAGAACTTTCTACATAATCATTGAAATCTTCTGGATAGTTTTTGCGTAGATAATTGATCATTGTCCTACGTAAGGTAGGAAAATCGTATGAACTAAAGTCGGAATCCGTGAATGATCTATAGATTTTAGTCCAATCTTCGTTTACAAGTAGTGAGTTCTGTCTATCGTATGTTGCCATAGTAATATTTACCTAAATAATTAACTGCGTGGTTTATTTTTATGTTAAACTGAGACCGTTTTGCTTATCAAAATCAAATATGATTTGTTCAACAACCTGATGTTTTATAAACTCAATTTCTGCATAAATTTGTAATCCATAATCTTTCTGTACCAACGTAACATTTTTTGCATTTATTCTAGGCTCTGCGTCAAAAATAGATAGTACATCTTCAAGAACCTTGTCTCTGAGTTGCTCAGTTAATGGCTCATACAGCATATCCCAGATTATAGTGCCAAAGTTGGCATTGTAAATTTTTTCACCTTTTCTAATATTAAAGTGATTTATTAAATCCTGCTTAATTAACTCTGCATCATATAAATTATAGTTGGTTGCAGAAGGGTTAACCGTGCTAATGCCTTTGTATATTTGACTTCTGCGTTTGTCATTACCTGCATTAATATTGTTTGCAGACACTGTTATTTCTTTGTAATTAGACATTATTCAGCCTCCCTATCTGTAGAGTATTTACTAGTTCCTTCCTTGTCGGCACCTTCGTGCAAAGACCAAGGTTCGTGTTGTGGAATTCTACGCATTATGCTGTTTGTGGACTCTGTTGTTAGATATGATGTGCTTGCCCAGTCTGCATCCGGATCAGTTGTTGGATTGGTAAAC